ACTGATAGTGAGCCGGGCTTGCCGCGCATATCACGCTGACCCCATGATCCGTTATTCCAAAGCGCACCATTGGATGATGCGATTGCTTGCCGAATCCATTCATCCATGCCGGCGCGCGGCTTTGGTGCCGGTCCGTCAGCGTTGCCGATGTAGTCGCGTGCACCGGGCACGCCGGGCTTAGCTTTGGCTACTGTCACGACCGAATGCTTGATCTTTTGGGTTTACCCAGCGGAGCAATGGCGGGATAATTGCAGCGATTGCGCCCTTGCCATAGTCGCGTGGGTCTGTCGTGCCTGTCGAGTAAACCGCAATAAGCGCGCCTACGACTGAGCGCATATAACTGGCAAAGATTGCTTTGTCTTTAGCTGTGATTTTCAACATGATGGTCTATCTTTTCTTCTATTCGACCAAGGATCTGGTGAACTTTTCCGTGATCTTTTTTGTTGTCGCTGCCGATTTTGCTAATGAGTGCCACCACCACAGCGAAACCCCCACCGACCAAAGCCACCACAATCTGAGGATCCATTTCATTACGACAGCAGAGCTGCAATTTCGTCAGCTGATAGTCCAAGTTTTTTGAGTGTTGCTTCTTTCAATGCAACCCGAGCAGCAATTTCCTCGGCTTCTTTGGCGAAAGCGGCTTGATCTTTTTGATGCTGTTTGTATTCTGCATCAGTCATTTCCCGAACTTCTTCACCGATTTGGATTGTTGGTTTTGTCATGATGCGACTCCATAAACTGCGTATGCGCCTGAGCATGTGTTTGCGAACACGAAAGTCAAGCCGTCATTTGCTTCTGCTGTGAAGTAAATGCAACCACCACCGAGAGCTTGTGCGTTTACCACTGTGTCTGTGTAGGTGAATCCGTTCACGCTCATGGTTGTTTTGATGGATGCGCTTGCCGGGTTGTACACATTGATTTGGAACGCTTGAACAGTTGAAGTTGATTGATCTCCAACACGGAATCCGGCAGCGTTGTTTGATGCGTAGCCGACTGTTGTGCCGGCGCTGGTGTATCCGCCTGCACCGCCGTAGTAGCCGTTTGGGGCTCTTGGCGTGGCAGCATTGTGTACGCGAATTGTGGTTGCAGCTGCTGCTGATCCGGTTGAGTTCACATTGAGAAACACAATGTAATTGCTATAAGTGCTTGTGAATGTGCTTGCTGGCATTGACACTGTGGTTTGTGTAGTGAAGGATGTGCTTGCCACGACAGTCTGAAGTGGGCTTGACAGTGCAATCCATGCTGATCCGTTGTAGTACTGCGTGGTGTCGCTTGCTTCAATGTATGCAAACTGTCCTTCGGCAAGAGTCTTTTCTCCTGTACCACCGAACGCGGCATCTCGAGTGACCGTGGTTGCAAATACCGGTATTCCGGTGTTGATTTGCGTGACCTGTGCTGCGGTCAAAACTTGACCAGCTGTAAAGACTGGTACTGCGGTTTGTGCGTTTGCTCCCATAAGTGCTCCTAACTTAGTGCGTACACGGTGTCAAGTGTGGAACCAACGAAGGTTGAGGTCAATCCCCATGTGGCTGTGCTTGTTGATGCGTCTGCTGTGCCGTTCCATTGTTGGTTGGTCAGCGTGTAAACCGTGTAGGCGTCAGCATAAGTACCATCAAAATATGGCAAGGCAGATGAGGTCTGTTCAAACAAAATTGCGTCAGCAAACCAAATTGTTCCTGCTGTGGCTGCAGCCTGCCTTGTAAAACGCAAAGCAGCACTAACAGTTCCGACTGGTGCAGTTCCCGTAACAGATATTCTTTGCCATGAAGTAGTAGCAGTTACTAAAGAGGAAACACTTCTCGTTATTTCAGAACCACCGCTATTCAACCAAACTATAAAACAGGTCATTGTTGCAATAGTTCCAGTTTGCGTTTTTATATAGCCAGACAATGTATAATTTTGATTTGCTGTTACTGTGCTAGTAGTCGTCAAAGTTATTCCAGTATTGCTTGTAGCAGAATTTGTGGTTTGCAATGAAGCCGCACCAACATAAAATTCTGATGTAGTTCTCACACTTGTTGCACCGTTGATGTTCGCCCAACCTGTTGTGTCGGTTTCAAAGTTTGGATTGGTGACAAGGTTGGTGCGTGTAGTTGTCGTCGTGTAACCACCAAGAATGAAAAGCTGGTAGACCGTGGTTGGGTTGGTGTAGATCGTCACTTGATGTGGTTGTGCATAGGTGATGCGATGCTCGATGCCTTCTACGAATGACTCTTGCGCGATGACATTGGTGGATGACACGCCTGTCTGAATTGTTTTTTCAATGCTGATGGTGTCGCCAATTTCAACGATGGCAACTAGATCACGCTCCGCTGATGTCAATGTCTGAAACCCGGTAGACACACTGGTCAATACTGGGGTCGGATCGGGCTTGATGAGATATTCGGCAAGTGTGAGCGCAGCTGTGTTGTCATGCACAAGGCTTTCACCGTAGGACACTGACTGGATCAGATATTCGGCTTGGCTTGCCAGATCCTCAGCGGTCTGCGTAGAAGTTGAGCCAAGATGCGTAACGCTTGCACGATTGACCACTTTGTCCGCGCCGAAGTTGATTGTCACGCCGTCATAGGGAACTTCTGTTCCGTTATCTGAGAACTCGACTGTCGCGCCGGCAATGGTCGGTCCTAGCCTTTTTTGGAATACGAACTTGCCAGATCTGTCCACGAACGCTCTGCCCTGCTCGGCATCAATGATGTTGCTCAAGTACCCGTTTACATTGGTTCCTTGTGGCACTGTGAATGCTGATGATCCGCCGAGCGTGGCAACACCGGTTTCGATTGACTGCTCACCAACACCTTGAAATGCGTTTACCTCTGGGCGAGCAAGCATGTTCACCACTCGAGTAGACGACAGCTCTTGACTGACTGACCATGCGTCAAGGATCGTTTGACTCAGTGTGTATTGCAGATCTATGCAACCGACTGAAACTGTGTCATTGCCATCAAGTGTGAACTGATAATCGTATGAAACTATATAGCCCTGAAAAAGTGACTCTTGATTGCCGAGTGAGTCGTATCGGTAGAAGTTCACGCGCCGCATTGGTGCGATTCCCGGTTGATCGTTTAATGGATCATATGTGCCTGCATCTGTGTTGAACGGATTGAACGCGCCGTAGGCGATTTGGTCGTTGAGCACGAAGCTCATTGAGCCCGGTGTAAATGGGTCTCCAATGTCGCGCCGACCGCGGAAGATTTGCACACTGAGTACGCCAGTACTCACATCTGCATAATTTGTGTTCGGTCCAAGCGTGTAGGTCGTGTTATTGAGCACTCCTTTCACTGCATCGTCAAGCAAAAAACTATTAGTCTCCCAGCCTGTATCTATTTCAAGCTTGTATGTACCGGAGTCAATTACTGTTGCGGTCATAGCACTTCAATTGCTGCCGGACCGTAAGCGCGGTTTGCTGCTTTGATGTTGTCAATGACGATTCGACCGATCTCAGCGCTTGTGGCAAGACCGCCAGAGATGTTGATGTTGTACTGATCGCCACCGCGACCAGCTGCGATGCCGGCACGCTCTTCGGCGCTGAGCAGTGGTGCGCTCACTGATGCTGGGGTCAGAGCGGACACACTTGATGCGAAAGATGCTCCGATGCCTTTGATGTCAGCGAGCTTGAGGTTCGGGTTTTTGAGTTTCTTTTCCAGCTGGGCGATCACATCGGTGATGCCTTTGACCATTGCTTGTCCTTGGGTCACGCCTGCTTTGTAGAACTGATCCGCGCCAAGAATGCCGACAGCATCCGCGACAAGGTTGAGGTCACTGACCAGCTGGTTGATCCCATTGGGTCCTAGGATCGCTTCTGAGCCCCCGTTTATGAGTTCGGTGGCGATTGCACTGCCAGCTTCTTGACCAGCCTCTAGGACCTTCCTGAGCGCCTCTTCTGAGATGCCCATGCGAAGCAACTGCTCTACCTGTTTTCCGAACGCTTTTGCTCCCTGTGCCTGCTGTGTCAGCTGGGCAAGAATTGTCGTACCGGCTTCTTTGGCTGCATCCGCTGCACCAGCTACTGAGAACTCTCCAGTGACAGATTCTGCAACCGTGGTCTTGAAGTCATCGTAGGCTTTTTGCGCTTCTTCAAGTTTGCCTTTGGCATCATCCAAAGCTTTAGTGAATTGATCGCTCAACTCTTCGCGAGCCTTTTTGATCTTTTCAGCCATCTTGTCTACTGCGCCACCAGCACCACCAGCTGCAACATCAAGACCAGTCAATGACTCGGTGGCAAGTTTGCCGTTGTCTGACATGCGTTGAAGTTGCGAATTGCTATAGCCCTGCTGTGTATTGAACGCTCCGAGGCTGTCTTTCATTCCATCCATTGATCGCTTGTAAAGCGCAAATGCTGCAATGCCTGCGATCACTGTGGCGATGCCAATACCGGTTGCAATCTGTACTGCTGTAAACGATGCAGCCAGTGCCCAGTTCACAGCTGTGGTGATGATGCTGATTGCTTTCCATGCTGCCATTGCAACATTGGCTCCAACGATTGCGACAGCGATTGCGCCGATCGCGGTTGCTACTCCGATAATGACTGCTGTATTGCGTTGAGCCCACAGTGCGAAGTTTGTGAACTGCTCAACCATGATTTCAACGACCGGCAAGAGAGCTGTACCGATTGCTTCTTTTGCTTCACCAAGTTGGATGGTCAGATTCTTGAACTTGCCCTGTGCTGTGTTTGCGGCGGTTGATGCAGCTCCGCCGAAAGTGTCAGCAAGTGACTTCATTACTTCATCGACTGATGCACCGTCTTTGATAAGCTTGTAAAGTTCTGGCGATAATTGCTTGATCGCTTTAGTGTTCCCACCGTAAGCCTTTGATACCGCATCGGCAACTTCTGGACCTCCCTTGCCGGTTGCTGCCGAAACATCGAGCACGGTCTTGAGTGCATCTTGAGCTGATGCCAGATCGCTAGTGCCACGAACTAGTGAAGCCAGCGCCGGGCGAAGCTCATCATCTGCAACAGCCGCGCTGCGCGACAGCGTGCTTATGAAGTCCTCATTGGCTTTGATCTGGCTGTCGGTTGCTCCGGTCGTTGCTTGAAGCTGGCGCGCTAGTTGAGCTTGTGCAGCTTGATCTTCGGCAGCTGCCTTCGAGCTCATAACTAAGCCAGCAGTCAAGCCGGCAAGTGCAGCGGTCGCCGGCACAAATGCTTTCTTCAATGCAAATGATGCACGCTCCGCATTGGACTCGAGTTTCTTGAACTCCTCAAAAGTTTTCTTGAGTCCGTC